TAATTGATAGTAGAACTGACATTGAAAAAGTAGAATCTGCTGGATTTGATAAAATACATTCATTTAGAAATACAAAATAATAAGATTATGAAAGTAATAACAAGTGAAAAGAAACCAATTAAGTTATCATTAGAAAATATTCGAAAAGCTGTAAAAATAGCTTTAGATAGTTCTAAAAGTACAATATATGTACAAGATTATATCTCTAAAATAAAAGACAGTATTAATATTAATTAAATATTTATCTAACAATGAGTTACGATAATGAAAGACCAAAGAAAAAATATGTTAAGCATTCAACTGTAGTTGTAGGCAAATCTGATCTTAAAAGAAGAAGTAATCTTCTTCACAATGCAAAATACAGATTTGTACGTATAGCCGAACAAAGAGGTGCTGATGTATTTATCAGAGTAGGTAGCGAAGACTATGAAATTGTTGATTACATAATCTTAGATGCCAAGTTAGAAAAAGTATAAAGTGAATTATGACCAAAACAAAAACTACTCAAATTTCTTCAAGGAAGAGATTTATGGTGGGTTTGTCCAGTATTTGCTGGACAGATACGGAGCAGCAGCAGTAATCTATCGTTTACGAGGTTTACCGCTGATTGGAAGAAAAGGAATGAATTTCGAATTTAGTAGAGATTTTCGTATATTTTTAGCAAAGAATCCTCTTATCGAAAAAGTATTCTATAAGAATGATAACAAAATCATAAGATTAAAGAATAGTGAAGATGGTGACTTAGCATTTCCAATTGATACTTCTGATGAGAAGTTGATGATAAGGGAAGGTTTAAGAATACCTGAAATTATTCCTGTAACTGATGATATACTTCGTGCTTCAAAAGAGATGAAACGTAATGCATCATTTAAGAACGAAATTGCTGTTGGACCATCTCACGAAAGAAAGTATTTACATCCAGTACGTTTAACTGTTCATTTCAAAGAAGGTTATGCACGTAAACATGGTAAAACTACTGAATCACATATGATTGATTCAAGAGAGGATGCTAAAACTATCATTCTTGACCGTTATGAGAACAAAGTTGCTTATGCAACTATACAGAACAAAGAAGAATTTGCATTTGTAAAATCACGCAATGGAAAACAAAAATGGTCTCACAAATTACACGGTTAAATACAACAGTGATCCTAGACTAGTCACTGATAACCATAAGTCACCCATTGTGTTTCTTCTTGATACAGACGAAAAGAGTTTTAATGAGGTGGATAAAGCTGTAAGATTTCTCTTAGAATGTACATCATCAATTACTACAGTTGAACAGTTAGTACCTGAACTAAAGCAAGTTAAGAATTTTAAATATCTTCTTGCTGAACGTAATATAACAGTAAAACATCAACTGATTGGTAATCTATCTGAGAAATATTAACAAATAAAAGTGCCTGTTCTTACGAATTATTAATTATTTATTATTAACATTGTAGTTATCTCAAATTCGAAACAGTAAAAAACGTTCTTTAATGTAATATTCAATTTGTGCGAAACCGAAATGGATAAACAAGTAAAAGAATAGGTGCTTTTTTAATAAAATTAAGAAGATATATAGTGAAGCTGCCTTAAACATGGAAATAGGGAAGGGTTACCCTCCATGATAGCAGTAACCCCGAAAGACCCGAAGTATATCTTCTTTTTAATAATATTGGGGGTGATTTGGTAATTGACTTCATTGTACGGTATCTATGGCAATCACATGAGTTAGAACACTCTAAAAGTTCAAACCATAATTGGAGAAACGAAAGTAATTCCTATGTACACAAGACAGTTAATAGCTGCCTAATCTAAGTACGGAGCTGTTAAGAGCTTGGCAACATAATCTTAACAAAAGTGCTGCTTCGTCACAGTATAAATTACGAAGCGTGGCAAGTTTGTAACATCTTGTGAAAATGTTATTGGTGGAGCTAAAGCTGTAACCAGCTTAGCCTAATGGTTGTATTTCAACCTATGATTGTAAACTGTATTTATGCGACTTTGGAACACGACGGTTCGAATCCGTTCGCCTCCACAACTATAAGATTATCAGCTTGTTAGAGTATTAACTCAACAGGTGATAACGAATAGATTTATCTAAACAAATGTACTTTAACTAAAATTTAAAGAAAATGAACAAGATTCAAGTAACAAAATGGAAAGAAAACGGAAGCGAAACAAAAGCTGATGGTCTTATTAGGGTAAACACAAATAAACCTGAATATGGTGGATTAATGTTAGTACAAACTTCTTTTGAAGTAAGTAACGGATTCATTAATAAGAAAAACAGAGTAGCCTTCATCAATGGTGAAGTTGAAGCTCTGGAATCTTTAATCAGTGAAGCAGGACTTAAAAATGGTGATGATTATTGTGCAAAAGTTGGACCACATAAGATTGTGACTATTGAAAAGGTTCAATCTGAAGTAGGTAAAGAGCTTGGTTATAGTGAGAAAATCAATCCTAAAACAAATGAAGTTTTATCTAAAGAAGGTGAACCTATTTATCGTAAGACATTGTTGGTAGCAGAAGGTTCAGACCTTCATGATACCTTTCTTACACATGATATCGAACCTTATGTGAGTGAAGGAGCTTCTGATTTTATCAAAGAAGAAAGTGAAGCAGAAGGAAAAGTAGTGAAAACTATATAAAATTCTGTAAATATGTTTATACTAAAAGGATAGTTCTTAACTGAGCTATCCTTTTTTCTTATTATTAATAATATATTATATTATGACGAACAAACAAATACAAGTCTATGATCTTGAACAGTTTCCGAACTGTCATACTGCTACATTTGAATGTAGAGATTCAGAAGACGTAAAACAATTCGTGATAAGCGAATCGAGAAATGATACCGAAATATATTATGATTTTTTAGTAAATGAACTGATAGGATTGATAGGCTTTAATTGTGTAAATTATGATTATCCATTATTACACTTTTTGATGGCTGTAGTACAGATGAATAAAGAGATAGCACCAGATATATTAAATATGTTATTGTATGAGGAATCACAAAGGATAATAGATGCTGATTATAGCTCTATTAATCCACGAGATGTAAAGATACCTCAATTAGATTTGTTTAAAATACATCACTTCGACAACAAGGCTAAGATGACTTCGTTAACTTTAGCGTAGTATAAACCAATTAAATTGACTGGAACGCCCTTAGAGCTTTATACACTCCCTTATACAGTAATGATATAAGTATAGTAAAAGAGATAAAGATTGGGAAATCAGCAGCCAAGCTACCTTATAGGTAGAAGGTTCAGAGACTATCGAAACACAGTATTTATACTGAATGGAGTAGAGTAGTATATAATTTTATACGAAAAAGTTGGAATATTTAAAATAAATAGTTACATTTGTCTTATTATCAAAATTATAATAAGATGAATAATATAGGAATTTATAAAATTACAAACATTAAAAATAATAAAGTTTATATTGGTTCTTCTAAACAGCTTAATGTACGAAAACGTAAACATTTTGGTATGTTAAGAAATAATAAACATCATTCTATTCATTTACAAAGAGCGTATAATAAAAATAAACAATCTTTTATATTTGAAATATTAGAATATTGCGAAGAAGAAGAATTATTAAATAGAGAAAATTATTATTTAAATTTATTATGTAAATCTAATGATTACATTCAAGGATTAAATGATGATTTTTTAAAACTTAGTTATAATGTTGTACCGTTTGCAGTTAAAGGTTTTGGGGGTAAGCATAGACTTGAAATTATTCAAAAATTTAAATTAAGTCATCCGTTACGTAAAGATATTTTATGTTATACTCAAGACGGAGAACTATATGCAAGTTTTAGTAGTTCAAAAGATGCTGAAATAAAAACAGGAGTAAGTAAAAATTCAATATTAATTCTTTGTAAAACAAAACGATATGTAGGAAGAACTTACGTTTTCGGTTTTAAAGAAGATAAAGAATTTATTAAATTTATTAAAAATAGTGAAAAACCTATTAAATTTAAAGTACATAATAAAGGTAAGATTTTTTCAAAAGAAGAAAAAGCAAATATGCCTTGGTGTACTCCAATAGAAGTAATAAATTTAGAAACTAACGAAATATTAAAATTTTCTTCTCAAAAAGAAGCTTGTGATTATTTTAAATTGCAACCATGTACAATTAATAGATGTTTAAAAACAAATAAACCTTATAAAAAGAAACTATTATTTAAATATTATGATATAGTCCGATCTTCATAGAAATATGAAGTTAACATAATGTAAAAGCAGTTGAAATAGCAATAAGATTCCCAAATGTCCAAGATATGCCATTCGAGCACGATCATTGGATATTACCAAATGAAATAGAAAATGTTCTATCTTACAATTTAAATGATGTTAAAGCAACCAAGAAATTCTACTGGTTGTCAAAAGATTTAGTAGACCTAAGAAAGAAATTAGGTAGAAAATATAATCTCAACCTTATTAACCATAATGATCCGAAGATTGGTCAGGAAATATTTGGAAGAGAAATAGCAAGAAGAAAAGGATGGAGTTACTACTCCTTACGAGATATGAGAACATATAGATCATCTATTAACTTAGGTGAATGCGTGTTACCAGATATAGCATTTGAATCAAAAGAATTTAACAAGATATTAGAGTTCTTCAAAAATACTACTATTATTACAACGTATAAAGCATTTGAACAGTCAGTAATCTATAAAGGATTTAAGTATGACTATGGTACAGGTGGTTTACATGGTTGTATTGATTCAGGAGTATATGAAGCAGATGATACATATGATATAGTAGATATTGATGTTCGTGGATATTATGCCGATGTAGGAATATCTAATAATTTTTATCCTAAACATTTAGGACAAGAATTTGTAGAAGTATATAAAGGTTTTGTAGAAATGAAAAATCAAGCTGGTAGAGATAAAGATTTTGTAACTAAAGCTGCTATGAAACTAACCAATAATTCTGTATATGGTAAGTCAAATGATCAATATTCTCTTTTCTATGACCCCGTTTACACTATGAAAATTTGTATTAATGGACAATTACTATTATCTATGCTTGCAGAGACTCTAGTAGACGAAATGGAAGACATTACAGTACTTCAGGTTAATACTGATGGTATTACTATTAAAATGCTTAATACGGGACATAATCAACTAGATTTGATATGTAATGATTGGGAGAAGAAGACAAGTCTTGTACTTGAATATGCTAATTATTCTAAAATGGTAATAAGGGATGTAAATAATTATCTAGCGATTACAACAGACGGTAAAGCTAAACCTAAAGGTGCATTTGAAGTTATTCCTATGCAGAATGGTGCAATAGCATATAATAAGAATTGGTCTATGAGAGTAGTTCCTAAAGCTATTCATGCGTTCTACCTTCATGGTACACCTATTAATGAGTTTGTATATAATCATCAAGATATATATGATTTTGCAATTGGATTTAGATCAAAAGGTGATTGGGATGTGTATTATACATCTATTCAGAATAATGAGAAAGTAAAAGAAAAACAACAAAAGACAATTAGATATTATATGTCTAAACAAGGTGGTGCATTAACTAAGCAAAATCGAGTAGATAACAGGGTTATTTCTATTGAATCAAGTAGAACTGCTAAGTTATTTAACCAATATGTTGAACTACCAATGAAAGACTATGCTATTGATTATGAATATTATATAACACAAGCAAACAAGATTATTAATGCTGTTGATGACGGTCAATTAAAACTATTCTAATGGAAATAAAAACAGAATTTAATATAGGAGATGAAGTATATCACGTACTTCCAGATTCTCCTTTAGGTATAATTATAGATATAACTTATAGAGCTAGTTCTGGTTTAATATGGTATGAAGTATTATTTGAAATTATTGGAAACACATCTGTTTGTAGAGAATTTGAATTAAGTAAAACTAAAATATTTTAATATGACAACAACAGAGAACAACAAACTGATACATGTAAATGATGATATGATATGAAAAAAAAACTAATATTATTAATTGGGATTCTACTATTAGTAGGATGTGTACCTCATTTTAGTAATGAAGATATATATACTGTATATTCAGTAAGAAAATCAAATGAATTTTATTATACACAAATTAAGCGTTATAATATTGATCTTAGTTGGTATTCAGATTTTTATATATATACTACACATTTATATAGTGTAGGTGATACAATAACTTCATTAAATTGGTAGATTATGAAAACAAAAACAATTATTGAACTAACGATATATGTAGTTATAATAGTATTAATTATTATATATAGAGATGAAATTAAAATAATCTCTAATGTAAATATTAGTGAAAGAAGTACAGGTTACGTTGCTATTATGATATATATCTTTTCATGGTTAGGTGCATCACTTGCTATAAATCACAAAGAAAAATAAAATGATAGATAAATTAAAAGATGAAATTCAAAAGAAAGCATTAAAAGCATTTGAAGATGCTCATCAAATAGGAACTATATGTCTATCTACAGGTACAGGTAAATGTAAGGTTGCTATTGATTATATCAAGAATCATCCTGAAGTTATAAATATACTTATTACTTCTCCTCGTACCAATCTTAAAGAGAATTGGCGTAAAGAGTTAATTAAATGGGGATTTATAGAATGGAAGAATAACATGTGGATTACTCAAAAGGTAGATGGAAGAACTGTCTATATTACTATTGAGAACATTCAAACAGTATATAAGTGGAAAAATATAAATTATGATTTCACTGTAGCGGATGAAATACATACTATGATGACCCCTGAGTATTCTGAGGCATTTGCACATCTTAGAGGTGGAGCGTTAATGGGACTTACAGCAACACATGATATAACAGGTGATAACGATAAGCAAAAATACTATGATAATTATGCTCCTATTATCTACGAATATTATGATTCAGCTGAACACGGTCTCATTAACAAGACACGATTCTTTATTGTAGATCATATACTTGATGATAACTATCAAGTTAAGATTAAAATGAAGAAAGACCCAGGATTTTTTATGAATGGTGAAGCTAAACATTATGAATACCTTACAAAACAGATTAAAAAAGGTCAACGAATGATGATGGCTCAAGAATCACAAGATTGGTTTAAAGATGCTGCCAATTGGTTCTGGAAAGGATATGGTGATAAAGATCAGAAGTTCGCTGCAATGAAATACTTGCAATCTATCAAGTATAGAAAGGAATTTCTACAATCTCTTAGTTCAACTGTTGATATTACGAAGAAAATATCAAAAGGTATCTTAGATGCTAATGAGAACTCAAAGGTTCTTATATTTTCTGAACTAACAAAACAAATATCAAAGATAACACCTAACACGGTATATTCAAAAAACAATGCCAGTATAAATTCAAATAGAATGGATGATTTTGATGAAGGTAAAATTCGTGAACTTGGTAGTTGTCAGTCTCTTACACTTGGGTTAAACCTTAAAGGTGCAACTCATGCTATTATGGAGTCATATGTAGGTAGTGCAACACGTTCTAAACAAAAGAAAGGTAGACTTGACAGACTAGCAACTGATCAGGAAGCTGATATGTGGTTTATACGTGTAGTAGATACTCAAATCGAGAAATGGTTTGAAAATATGACTAAAGAGTTCAATTTAACAAATGCTACTGTTATCGGTAGTGATAAAATACTCAATAATGGATACGATTTTAAAAAGGATGATCACTCTGATTGAGACAGAATATCCGAATGAGGATATAAATGACTGTCAAATTGTCTGTAAACTTATCAATGAAAATTTTGGTACAGATTTTACAGTAAATGACATAATGAATCATTATATCATATCACTAGATGAACATGAGCTTAAAATTGCAAAAGGTGAGTTAAAAAATCTTAATGATCCTGATATGCAATATAATACAGTAAATATTCCTATTACTTGTATTGGAAATGGAGTTATTTCTAATATAGATGATTCTGCTTATAATATAAATCGTCCTAATTTAGTAGGAAGAGGGTTATATATTTCAGCATCACTTCAAGTAGAACTAGAAATGTCAGGTAATAGTACATTGATTCTCTTTAAAAATAGATAAAGTGAAAGAATATGTAGAATTAAGCAAACAGTTATATAGAGAATTAGGAGTTAACCAAATGGATCAACTCCTAATTTTCATAGCTGTATGTGAAGAACAGATAGATTTTCTTGATTTTCTATACGTAGAAATGATAGGATTTATCGAGTATGATAGAGCAGTACGTGATTTAGAAGAACTAGGGTTAGTTAAAAGACACGGAACTCTGCATACAGATATAATGTTACGTAAAAAAGGAGAAGAGATTTATAAAAAGCATTTTAAAGCACGTAAAAAGCAATCAGATATACATTTATGGATAGACACTTGGAGAGAAATCTTCCCAAATGGTGTAAACACAGGTGGTTACAGATATAGAGGAAGTCGTGCGGAAAGCTTGAAAAAAATGATTAAATTTGTAGCCAATAATAAATATACGAAAGAAGAGATAATAAAGGCTACTCAAAATTACGTAAACAGATTTTCTTTAAAAGGTTATGCATATATGCAACAAGCACATTATTTCATTGATAAAAAGGACTCAGGATCGACATTAGCTTCAGAATGTGAAGGCTTATCAGAACAGAAACCTATAAATCAAGGAACACCTTATGGAAAACGAATCATCTAAAGTAAAACTCCTTCCTTATATCAGTATAGAACAAGCAGCTCGTAAAGAGTTAGCATATATGCGTGGTAGAATGAACGGAAACATCAAATCTCTAACAACTCCTTGGAAGAAGTTTAATATAGCTTCTATGAACGGTTTAGAGTGGGGTAGTATTACTACTATTGCAGGTATGAGTGGTAGTGGTAAAACTGCTATCCTAAATGAGCTTGAAACAGGATTATTTGAGCTTAATAAAGATGAGAATTTTGCCGTACTCTCATTTAACTTTGAAATGGAAGCAAGAAGATTGGTTGGTAGAAAGCTTTCAAAGGCAATGAACAAAACAGTGAAGCAGTTATATAGTGCAGATTTAGAAAATCCAACTGGTAATATTACAGCAGCAGGTTATCAAAATGCTGTAAATATTGCAGATAATTTAAGACACGCACCCGTTTCCTATGTAGATATTCCAGGAAACGTGCAACAAATTAAAAATACCATTGAACATTTTGCAATGGGAATTCCAGATAATCTGGATAAAGGTATTCTCGTTACCTTAGACCATAGTATATTGGTCAGAAAGATGGGTGAACAAAAGCAACTTGAGACTCTTTATGAGCTATCTGCTATGTTTAATGAATTGAAAAAAAAGATTAAAACATCATATGTTATAGTAAGTCAACTAAATAGAGATATTGAACGGATTGAAAGAATACAGAACAGTAATTTACACCATCCACAAAAATCAGATGTATTTGGAGCAGATGCTCTGTATCAGTATTCAGATGTATTTTTAATAACACATAGACCAGAAATGTTAGGTATTAAATTATATGGAGTTGAGGAAACTGATTCCACAGACCTAATATTTTGGCATTATATTAAGGTAAGAGATGGAGAACCTATAATCGCTAAGATGAAAAATCTCCTTAAATATAATCGAGTTATTGACTTCGATTAATTGTTAAACGAAAACAAATACTATGGGATCAAACTTTTTAGTACATGTCCGTATGTTTTTATTCATTGTAACGATGTTATTTATTCCGTCTTTAAGTGTAGCTCCATGTCAATGTATTGACAAAGAGCAATTTGCTCAGAAATTAGAAGAGTTATACAAAGCAGAAGAAAAACAAAGTGAATACGATATAGCTTATCAATCTATGGTTGATACTATAAAGTGGCACGAAGGATTTAGATCACAACCTTATTATTGTCTTGCACATGTTAAAACAGTAGGTTATGGACACGCAATTAAAAAAGGAGATAAATTTAATTATCCTATCACAAAAGAGTTTGCAGATAGTTTACTAAAAGTAGATTTTGATAGAGCGATTGACTATGTAAGTAGAACAACCGATCTTGAACATCTACAACTATTAGCAGTAGCTCATTTTGTATATGCATTAGGTAGTGGAAACTTCAGTAGAAGTAATATCAAAGAAAAGATAAAACTTGGAGAACCAATTGATGATGAGATAGTTAAATGGGTACATATTCGTAAAAAAGACGGAACAATTATTAAAAGTGATCATTTATTAAAATCACGTAGAATGGAATTAAATTATTATAATTCAGAAACATGAGTGAAATCATAGCAATAGTTGGACAAACTGGAACAGGTAAGTCCACAGCAGTAGAAACTCTCAATCCGAAAGAGACAGTGGTTATCAATATAATTGGTAAAGCACTTCCCTTTCGTGGTTGGAAGAAGAATTATATTGGAGGAGAAGGAGGAAACTTCCTAATTAGTGCAGATTCGGCTAAAATAGTGCAGGTTATGAATTACATAAGTAGTCATAAACCTGAAATTAAGCAAATTATCATTGATGATTTTCAATATTTAATGAGTTCGGAATTTATGAATCGTTCTGGTGAAGAAGGATGGAATAAATTTACGGACATAGCAAGACATGCATGGGATGTCATTACAGCAGCAAGAAATCTCAGAGAGGATATAAACGTATTCTTTTTAACCCATGATGAGATTATTTTAGAGAACTTCAAGCCTAAACGTAAAATAAAAACTATAGGTGAACCACAACTTGCCTAAATCCATTTAATTGCTGGAATATTCTTAGAGTTGTATAAACTACAATAGTAGAGAAATTATACTATGAATGTTTAAAAATTATACAAATTGGACAATCAGCAGCGAAGCTCCTTTAGGATGGAGAACGTTCACAGACTATTCCCGTGAAGGGAAGTACATTAATAGAAATATTTTTGGAAACAGTGGATATTTTTATATAAAATCTTGCATTTTACCAATAGTTTTACTACTTTTGGTATTATGAATAAAACAATTAAAATTTATACATTATCACACCCTATAACTAATGAAATTAGATATATAGGAAAAACAGTTTCAAAACTTGAATATCGCCTTGCAGCACATATAAGTGAAGCTAAAAGAGGAGAAGATAAAAGTCATAAAAACAGTTGGGTAGTGTCCTTAATTAGACAAGGTTTAAAACCTGTTATATATATTTTAGATGAAATTCCCTATACTAAAGATTGGGAATGGTTAGAACAGTACTGGATTAGTCAATTTATAAGTTGGAACTTTAGACTTTTAAATATGACTGACGGAGGTGATGGAAATAAAAATCAGCAATGGACAGAAGAACATAAGAAGAATTTTTCAGAAACTATTAAAAGAAAAATAGCATCTGGAGAAATTACTTATTCTGAACGAGCTAAGAAAATATCAAAATCACATATGGGAAAAACCGTATCTATAATTACAAGAGAAAAATTAAGACAAGCAAATCTTGGTAAAAAATATTCTATCGAAACTATTATTAAAAAAAGTAAAGGTGGAGTACAACAATTTACTAAAAAAGGTATTCTTATAAATGAGTTTCTTACATTAACAGAAGCAGCTCAAAAAACAGGTTATTTTAGAGGAAATATATCTTCCGCATGTACAGGAAGATTGAAAACATATAAAAGTTTTCTTTGGAAATATAAAAATAAAGATATAGTCGATGCCTAATAGAAATATTAGGAATAAAACAGAAGTTATTAGATGATAAGGTTACGCTTGATGGACTATTTACAGTGGTATTGTTTACGGACGTTATACCAAATAAAGAAACAAGTGCATTAGATTACAGATTTATAACGCAAAATGATGGAACGACTACATGTAAGTCACCAAGAGGTATGTTCACTGAACTATTAATACCTAATGACCTTGCATATGTGATCGAGAAGATAAGCTCCTATAACACTGGAGAATAAGTACTTTTTTATAAACTTTTAAAAATAAATAAAGATATGGCGTTTAATGCAAATTCATCAGACGAAAAAGTCGTAAAAGAAGGTAAATTATATACGGGATTAGCTAACATGAAAATTGTAGCTGTTAATCCTAACAAAGCTCAATTAGAAGCTTTAGGGTATAAACCTCAAAACGAACCAGTATATTTAACAATAGGAGAAGACGGTAATGAAAAATTACGTCTCGATTTTCATCTCCTACTTAAAGGAGAATCACATACTATCATGACCAAAACTGCATTTTTCTTAGAAAATAAAGAAAGACTGTCTAAAGACGGAAAAGCAGAATGGATTGATATTTATGGTAAAACAGCATGGAATAAAGTTACAGCACCAACTGATAAGAAATGGTTCGATGCAACTACATCCAGACATGCAAGACATGGTGAAAGTGATCTACATACTTTCTTAATTAATTGGCTGAATATCAGTCCAGGAGATGAAGCAAAGCTTGAACACTTTGATGCAATGTTCACAGGCGATTACTCTGAAATTCAAGGTATATTAATTGCAAATCCTGATAATGAAGTGAGAGTACTATTAACTGTAAGAGATGGTAAATATCAATCAGTTTATAATAGGTATTTTGATAGAGCAACCAATCAAAGAACAAATTATTGGGAATCTCATATCAAAAAACAGACAGTAGACGGTTATCCACCTAAAGAAGACTTCTCAGGAAGTTTTGCTTTTCAGGAATGGGTAGAACCAACTGGAATGAACATAGATGCAAGTACATCAACACCAGCAAATGATGATGGAAAAAATCTTGATGATGATCCATTTTAGTAGATAAATATGGCATTCACAACTACTGACAAGTCGTTAAATAAAGAGAATATCTTTAAACACCTTGATAGTTATCAATTGTTCAAAGCCTATTGTACAGGTTTTAAACAGATTGATAGCTTTTTTAGTAGTGAACTTCGAAAAGATTCTGATCCATCAGCACATATCATTATGTGGGATGGTGACTTATTATACAAGGATTTTGGTGAAGAACGTGGCTATAGAATATTTGATTATATTGGACACAAATATGGATTAGATTATCTTAACGTATTACAAAAGATTAGTGCAGATTTTAATTTAGGATTAGGAAAGAGTTTAAGTTCCACATCTGGTTCTTCTTTGGTTATTCCAGAGAAGTCCAGTGTTGACTTAAAAAGGATAGAGAAAAAATCTACAATAATAGAAATACGTTCAAGAGATTGGACAGGACTTGACAAACAGTACTGGAGCCAATTCGGAATACCCCTCAAACTTTTAGAATATCATAATATTAGGAGTATTAGTCACTATCGTATAACTAACAATAAGAAAGACAATGCGTTGTATGCATTGAATCCTTATATGATTGGTTACTCGTTTGATTATTACTGGAATGATAATGTATTCAGAAGGAAATTATATTTTCCTCAAATAAAAGGAAGTGGAAGATTCATTGCGAATGTGGATTCTACTATTGTACAAGGTTGGACTTTACTACCAAAAACAGGTAAAGTTCTCTTTATTACTAAGAGTTATAAAGATATATTAATTTTCAATCTGTTAGGTTATTGGGCAATTGCTCCAAATAATGAACATTCATACATACCTGAATCAGTGATGATTAAACTCAAAAATAGATTTGAGAATATTCATACTTGGTTTGATAATGATGAAGGTGGAATTAAAGGTGCTGCACATTTCAATAGTAAATTTGAATTGAAAGGTACTCAGAATCCAATTGGAGAGCCTAAAGACCCATCAGATTATGTAAAGAAATATAATCTAAAACAATTTGATATGTTAGTAACTAACTTCTTAGAAATATGCGAATAGACAAAAGTAGAAAAAGATATATTTGTTCGTTTGTGAAAAAGACAGATGATGGAAAATTAAAACCAAATGTAGTAGTTGTAGTAGCATCAAATCCTATAATGGCACGAGCAGTTCTATGTGAAATATACGAACCGTTAAACGTAACATTAAAAGGTAGTGATGCATTAAACAATAAAGCAGAAGGTATTAAATCCATTAGAGAGAGTGAGACAAACAAATATGAAGGGGTAAAAGAAGGTGACGATTTTAGTGACAATTCCGAATTATGAAAGACGCTTCCAGATAGCAAAGAAGTCAAGAAAAACTGGTAAACCTAGATGGTGGACAGTCAATGGTCAAGGATTGTATAATGCTACTATGCATTATACACTTCGATCAAAAATGACGAAGTACTTTCATGCATACCTATCAAGGTATATACAAGAACAAATTTCCGAAGAGCAAATTCAACTTATAAGAACTCATTTAGTGTCAGTATCACTGGACATATATGAAATAAAAAAAGGTATGCTACCAGATGTCAGTAACCTATGGTTATGGACTAAATGGTTTGAAGATGCACTTCAAGAATGTAACGTGTTAATAGACGATAATTGTGACAACGTTATAGAAAGTGGACGAACTCGCTATCATTGGGTAGATAGTGAAGAAAAACGAAAACTTAAATTCAATATTGATTTTATAAAACTAAAAAACAGTACTCATGAGTAGTAAAAGAACAGTAACATTAAAAATGACTTCACAAAAAGATGTAGTTACACATTTGAGTGATGCAAGAACTTTTGGTGAATTAAAAGCTGAACTTACAGCAGTTAACTGGAATGGAATGAGAGTAGTAGAGAGATCAAAGAAGGTAACACTTCAGGTTGATGATGCTATTCTTCCAGCAGGTGATTTTCAATTATTCCTCGTACCTGAGAAGGTAAAGTCAGGAGCAGTTGAAAAACTTGACGATGTAAAGAATGCAAATTATAATATGTTAAGAAGTCATGGTTCATTTCTAAACAAAATGAAAGAGGCTAAACTTGACTTATCAGGTACTACAAAACAATTACGTAAAGTAATTGAAAAGTATTACAAAAAAGCAGATAAAGCAGCAGCTCAAACTAAAGCAGTGTCTACTGATGCAACATCAGTAGTTGATCCTGTAGGAAAAATCGAAGCAGCTCGTACTATGATCAACGATGCAATTGATAATATCATTGACGGTATTAAAAATGCTCCAGCAGCAGTTGACAATACTCAATATCTTATCAAAGTGTCTATGGACGATCTTGATACAGAAATTGCAGGATTGAAAAAACAATTAAGTTTATAGTAAATATATATCATACAGGTAGTTGTGATATATAACAGTATTACAACTACCTTTTTATTAATTTAAAATGATATAAAAATGAGTGATAATGATACAAGTTCAAATTCGGCAGTAGGAACTAGTTGGTCAGTAGATGCTAATTATAGAAGAATCTTGAATTTAGAAAATGCTGCTAGTAGTGTTACAATTACAGATACATCAGTTAACGAAGTTCAACCACAAATAGCATATGGTCCTCATATGTTAGGAGGAGAAGAACAAGAAAATGAAATATTAGATATTCCTATACCGTTTCCAGAACTACCAACTATAAAATGTAAGAGATTTACTAGAGATGAAGAACGTGCTATGCTTCTTAAACTAGAATTAAGAAGAATAGAAAGAGATAAACAAAATACTCCCCTTAATCAAAAAGTAACATGTGATGAAATAGTAATTTTTAAAAGAACTGGTAATGGTCGTTTTAAATTTATATATCATGATTCAACTGAACCATTATTTATAAAATCTTATAATAATGATAAATTTAATAATTATGATGGAAAGCATGAAGGAACTTTTTCTGATATGTTTTTCTTTGATAAAAATCATAATTATTTTTCTCCAATAAGAGAATATGAAAGGAATATATATAAAGAAATAAAAACTACAAGAAATTATACAAGAGTAACTAATAGACAGATAAAAGGGTATGGGTTAAAAGATTATAAATTACCGTCATTTCATTCTGATGATTCTGTTATTATTATTGATAGAAAAGCATTTGTAGAATCTCATGGTCAAATATTTAAAATCAAAAGAAAATACAATATTAGTTATGCCGATATTCTTAAACTTAAACGTTCAATAGTAAAACGATCTATTAAAGTAAAAAAGTTTATTGATTCTATAACAGAAATAATTAAAAATGTATATGATGAAGACGTTTTTGATATTAACTATGAATTTGATTTTGTAGGATCGTCTTCTGATTCTGTGTTTCATATTTTAATAAAATTTCCTGACACAATTATTACAAACGAAATTGAACAATCACATAAATTAGGTACTATAATTGTAAGACTAAACGGAACATATTATTTACATCCAATTACATATGCTTTAAATCTTATTCCTGATGGTACACGAAGTACATTTAGTCCACAAGATATAAATGTTGGATATGTACATTCACATCTTCCAAGTTTTTCTTATTTTGATGCTTTTTGTATGGGATCAAATGAGATAATGAGAGGCATTGACTATACTAATATTAGTCCAATAGAACTTGAAGGAATTATGCATGGATTATATAGTTATATACATTGGGAATCTCTTGAGGGTGGTCCGTATTTTAAAATGGAACAAGCTGAAGGACTACAAAAAAATATGAAACCAATACCAGAAAATCCTTTTA